AAATAGTTCGCGTCGGTAGCCGTTACAATGGAGCTGGCAAAAGGATAATTTCGCGTACCTGCCTCAATCCACGCTCCACGCGCCAACGTCCCCACAGACCATAAATTCTCTGCATAGTTGAACGTAGCGTAGTTAGTGATCTCGGTGTCATCCGTGCCTACCGGGTAGTACCAGGTGACCTCGGAGAAATCCACGTTCGTTGCTGCAAACACCTTAAACGCCTGACCGATATTGAGGTTCGAGAACACATGGTCCTTCACCGAACAGGGAACCGGCTGTACCGCACCGTTGTAAACAAAGAAGCCGCCCCGATCCATGAAATACACCGAACCGCGGGCATTGGCTGCCGCATTCGGAGAGATCATCGAAATATTATGGCTTAACAACGCAAACTGAAAAATAAACGGCGAGCCGACAAACCGCATGGAGTGAATACTGCTATCTGTCCAGATCAATATTTCCTGCCGGGTCTGCAACGCCCCGATAATCTGCGAGCCCTGTCCAATCCGTACACCGCCAGCAGTATTGATCGCCGTTGGCGTCCAGTCTGCGGCAGACTCCTGATCTGACCAGCGCACAAGGAGAGGATCAATGTCTGTTCCCCCAAGCGTATTTACCCCGAAACAAATGACATGCTGATCAACGTCGGAAACCATGATCTGCAACGCAGCCGTGGGGGCATCGGAAGCCCCGGCAAGGGCTGTTACAGAGATCGCTCTGGCCGAGGTGCCTCCGCTTGAATCCCAGTAATACATACCGCCGCCACGGACATTGGCGATCAAGTCCTCACCGAAATTATCCTGACTGTAAAGCCGCAGCTGGTTGCCGCTGGAAAGCACGGAAGATGAGCCGAACGCTCCCGATCCCCAAGCGTTTGATCCCCAGCCGATACCATCAATATAGGTATTGAGGCCGGTATTGATCTGATATGCGCCTACAATACTGGAACCGCCATTACCGCTATCGCTGCCGTTCGCTGTGACCGCGTCCCCCGACGTGTCTTTGGCGGCAAACGTGAAAGTGTTCACCGTTGGTACTGTCGCTATCTGATATTCCTGATTGAGAACATCGGCGATGACCAACCCGCCAAGACTAGCCGCCCCTGAGAACGTCACAAAATCAGCGGGCACCGCGCCATGCGCTGTATCTGTGGCCGTGATCGTGGACGATCCGCTGGTGGCGGCGAAGGTGACATCCCCGGCCGAGGTCGTAGCCCTGATCGGGGTAATGTCATTAAAGCTCGTACCTTCCGCGACGTAGAGCTTCAGATGCGTACCTAACGCCAAATACTTATTCGATGCTAATGACGCCCAGTCATGGATAGAGCGGCATACGCCAAGAAAGCTATTCTCAGAATACTTTTCCCAACCGCCTATCTTTTCAGGGCGGCCCTTCCTGAAGCGCACCTTATCGGAGTCATACCAGCCCGCGTCGGCGCTGTATTCTGTGCCTTCTTTATTAACACCCGGCTGAAACGGCAACTTGCGAAGAGGCATCGTTATCTCTGCCGATAAGCTGAAACAATGCCGCCGTTTGCTTTACCCGGTGAACCTCTATAACCGTTCATAATACCGTCCGGGCGGTAGACATGCGCAGGCGCTGGCTGCTGTTGCGCCTGATAGCCTCCAAATCCTCCTCCAAACCCCCCGCCATACGGCTGAGGTCTCATTCCCTTACCCGGACTACCGTAAGAACCAGGCTGGGGTCCGCGCCCGTATTCGGGTCTGGGACCGCCTAATCCAGCAATCCCTACCTCCGGCCCTTGTGGCTGCTGAAGCGGCGTAGGCATGGGCTGCATTGGAAACGGATTTTCTGGTGTTCCATCAGGAGCAGGTTTAGGTGTAGGCGGAACAAATGGGTTGTCACGCACGGATTGTTCCTGCTTTAGCCTTAGCCTTTGCTCTCTTCCTGCTATTCTTTTAGCTAGAGGACTATCATAATTATCTGGAGATAAATTTTTATCTTGTATCATTTTAAATAATAAACCAGGACTTTCTTTGTCCAACCTAAAATCATCTATTTGTTCTTGTGATATAGGGGGTGCAGGGACTCCAGGGTTAGTCGCTAACGGAGGAACAAATTTTCTAATTTCCTCATCAGACATACTTGCATAATCTCTTGTATCTCCGAATGCTTCTTTTCCCCCGCTTTGTTGCAGCGGTGAGGGCACACCATGTACAAGTGGCTGGCTTAGGCCAAGTGCCGCTCGTGCTTGATCGGCGCTGCTAATCGGCGGCTCTGGCAGGTCCTGCCGTGCCCATTGATCCTGGTAGCGCCTGGTCTCGGCTTCTTCGTAGCGCCTGGTCTCGGCTTCGCTACGAACTACCGGGGTCCCCGGGGGTAGCCCTTCCGGATGACGCGTGCTAAAACTTAAATTTTCAGCCCTCCACCTGGGATCTTCCATTTGACGTCTAGACCGTTCCGTATTAAGTCGATCCGAGATTTTGCGGATGGCGGCATCCCGCTCGCCTTCGGGGCCGAGACGATACGATTCCAAGCCAGGCTGTGGGTTCCGATAGCTGGCTCGCTCCCACTCCTCGTCGCTTATGTCGCCGGCTTCGCCCTGTTGTGCCCAGCGACTACGAGCCTCCTCCCGCATGGCGTCCGGGCTTAATAACCCTGCTGGCTGATCGGGTCTGGGACCGCCTAATCCAGCAATCCCTACCTCCGGCCCTTGTGGCTGCTGAAGCAGCGTAGGCATTGGCTACACGCGAACTGGACCCACGGGTGTATAACTTCCTGGTGGTGGATCTAAGCGGGTCCCAGCAAGGTCTGTAATGTGGTGTAAGTCCAAGCCATGCTCTATTCCTATTAAGTCTGGGCGGTGCCGGTACGGTGTGGTTGCAAGGCGATCGGTACCAGTGTGTGGACCTTTAGCTCCATAGTTTCCGTCTCCGCGTACCACGCCATCACCCCGTGATGTTTGGAGCAACATCTCAAGCTGCTCAGGGGTATCATAGGACATACTGGAGCTAGCGTAAGGGTGGGGGCCGCCTGTGATATCGCCAGGACCCTGCACGCCCTCCGAAGCGGAGCCAGCGTAAGGGTAGGGGTTGCCTGGTCCAGCACGCAGCTCGGCATTAATCACTGACGGAACTTCCTCAGACAGAGGCGGCTGCGGGCTCCTCCCCCCTTTCCCCTTGCCTGGACTGCCGTAAGAACCGTGTGCAATTGGCTCACGACTGATTCCTCCGCCTAAAGAACTGTGCGCCAATGGCGGCATATTCTCCTCACCTTTAGTTCCATAGTTTCCGTCTCCGCGTACCACGCCATCATCCCGTGATGTCGCAAGCCACGATAGAGCTGGGTCAGGCGCGGATGTTTTTTGCCGTGTCGGGTTTCCGGGCTGGCTTATCATTGGTCTACGGTATGGTGGTATCGTAGATTCTCTCGCCGGAACCGGGTCCAGAATAACCCGATCTGGTGGATCTAAAATATCCCTCATCCCCGAAGGAATCCCATAGCTAAAACGATCCGGCGTATAATTCGTTTGTCCGTAATTCCAAGGCATTGACGGCTGGGTATATGACGGTCCCGGCATTCGTCCTGGCGACCATCCCCCGTGGCCGGGATAGCCCGGTATACCCGGAAGTCTAGGTGGTTGAGGCCGTCCTTTGCCCGGTCCTCCGCCATAGCCTCCGCCCCATGGAGAAGGCTGTGGCTGCCCCCATCCTCCGCCATAGCCTCCGCCCCATGGCGATGGTTGTGGCCGAAACCCGCCGCCATAGCCGCCGCCATAGCCTCCGCCATAGCCTCCGCCATAGCCTCCGCCATAGCCTCCGCCCCATGGAGAAGGCTGTGGCTGGAACCCGCTGCCATAGCCGCCGCCACCCCCAAAACCACGCCCCCATGGCGATGGTTGTGGCCGAAACCCGCCACCAAAAGCGGATCGGTCAACACCGCCGCCATAGAAGTTCCCGCCCTGCCAGGGCGTCCGAGGCATAATGGCCGGCCGCATCATGCCGGGACCAAGCCCGGGGGGGCCAAACCGTCCACCGCGACCCATGATGCCGCCACGGATACCCTGCAAACCGCTACGAGCCTGATCTAACTCTCTGTTTCTAAATGCCACTAGCCCGGGTACTCCCCTGTTCGGATCATTTGCGCCAACTCCGTTGCTCTGTTGCCGACCTGCCGTGCCCAGAGACTATCCATGAACTGTTCGCCCGCCTCTGCCCAGCTCCCTGTACTCATGGCAGCGAGAGCCTTCTTAAACTTCCTCAATCTTGTCTGCCCTAAGTTGAAACTGATATCGACCATAGCATCCTTGCGTACATCATCTAACCCCGAAAACCAGGAGTATTCATCACGCAACTCTTGTGCAACCCGGGCAATGTCATTTTTCAGCAAATAGTCGACCTCGTCTTCGGTAAGTCCCAGCCCCCGAGGGGCTCCGCGGTCAAGCGGTGTATAGCTGCGGCCGGGATCAATATTCCTGCCAACGCCTATTGTTAAAAAATCCTCACTGCACTTGTAAGCGTGGGTCTCCACGCCCTCGTGCCGGCGTAACATCTCAATCAACTTGCTCATCTTCTTCCTGCCTGGCTTTATCGGTGTCTCGGTAATACCCGATGATCGAAAGCACTTGCTGAATGTATCTCTGAATCTGCGCCATATTGTTGCTGAGATTCTCATAGCCTTTCGTCGTCAGCGAATACCACGCATTCACAGGCGCTTCACCTGCCTTTAAGTCCTCAATGTACTCTTCCATGGTGTCTGGCGTAAGGATCTTCCACTCCACTGGTACCCCACTTACCGCCATCGGTAACGGCGGGTGATACATCGGAGCAGGCTTCTCAATGGTTACCACCTCCACGGGCCGTACTTCCGGTGGGGTGAAGCGAGTGCCTCCCATTAGGGAGCAGCCGCTAAGTAGGACCAGCAGCAGTATCGTCTTCTTCATCAAACTGATCCGGGTCCGTTAAATCTTTCAGTTCCTGAAACGCCCGCGCAGTGCCACGGTTCACCAGCTTTTCCACCAGACCGGGCTTGCGTAACGACAGCATGTCCAAATCGTGCCGGGCAAACTTATTACGCAAATCCTCTACTTTCTCGTTGGCCTGATTGTTCGCCACGGTTAAGCCCTGAATGCGCTCTTGCGACGCCTTCTGCTCGGCCAAAGCCTTTTGAAGCTGCTCATTCTGCGTGGCTATGGCGTTCTCTAAGAGCTGCTGATTATCCATTGCCTGTTGCAACTGCGTTGCCATGGCTTGTTTCTCTGCTTCACTCTTATCGTAGTAGAGCTTAAAGCCACCAGCCATAGCGACCAGCACGATGCTTAACACAATGGATAACTTAAATCCCATTTGCCATCCTTAACGTAAATACCCTCACCGGAACCGCCTTCCCCTTGAGGGCCATCGGTTCCAACTCTTCCAGTTCATGACGGGAAGACCGTGCTGTCACCTCACCAATCAAAATATCGCGCTTGGCCTCCTTGGTCGCGCTCTCTAATCGAGCCGCCACATTCACCGCATCCCCGATGCAGGTGTAATCAAAGCGGCTGTCACTGCCCATGTTGCCGATCACGGCATCGCCGGTATTTACCCCGACACCAATCGCCACTTCTGGCAATCCTTCCTTCTTCATCTCATGACGCAACCCTTCCATCCGTCGCTGGATCTCAATGGCGCAATCAATGGCCGCATTCTCATGATCATCCTGATCCAGGGGCGCATTGAAGACACCCATCATGGCGTCCCCGATAAACTTGTCCACCATGCCGCCAGCGTCCTTAACGCAATCTGCCTGAATGGTCAGCGCCCTATTCATGACCTCAACCACTGCAGGCGGCTCCAGAGCCTCGGAGAGGCTGGTGAAGCCTCTGACATCAGTAAACAGGTATGTTGCCCTGCGTCTGTCTCCACCCAGCCTGAGCAGCTCTGGCTGCGTCTGCAGACGTTTCACCTGGCGTGGGTCCAGATAATGCTCGAATTGCTTCTTGATCTGTTGCCGCAGGACATACTCCCGATAGAACTGATTGAACAAACAATGCGCAAACGCAATCAGGCTCGCCAGCACCGGGTAACTGGCATCCACCAGACGCGCCTCGGTGAAGGCGTAATACGACCCGCCGATGATCCCGCCGATGAAAATGATAAATGAGGGAAGCACGAAGCTAATAGGCAGTTTAGCCAGCAACGCAACGGTCAGAAGTAGAAGGGAGAGAACAACTATTTCCAACAGATTTACGTTGCTGGGCCGAACCAAGCCATCGTCATTTATCAATGCACTTAGCAGTGTAGCTAGTATGATATGTGCGTCTTTTAGGCCCACCGGCGTTGGGACCAACGGGGAAACTCCTTCGGCGGTTACGCCGATTATGACCCACTTGCCAGCCACGACAGACAGATCCCCCGTTGCCTCCACTTTCTGGAAATCCTTATTCCAGCGCAACCAGATGCGTCCATTGCCGTCAGTTGAGAAAGGCTCAAACGGAGGTATGCGTACCGCCGCGACGCCAGACTCGTCCATCTTTATCTGATACGACGGTTCCCCTGTCGCTACCCGTACCATTTCCAAAGGAAAGGAGGGGTATATCTTTCCGCCTACTGAAACGGCGAGCGGGAGCCGTCGTAAAACTCCATCAATCTCCGGGGCTGAACTCAGCATGCCGGCCCCGTCCGCGGCCTCTTCTAATGCAGGCAAATTTCGCGTTACGCCCGGGTAATTAAAAAGATAATCCTGTGCGTTGCCGCCCATCACCGCCGTACCGACATGCGGCGCAGCGCCTTCAATGCCACGCGACGAAGCCGTTTGCCCTAAGACCACCGCAGGATCATCCAGTAATGCCTGCACGAATGCCGCGTCGCCCCCGAAGCGATCCGGCTCGGGAAACATTATCGCCAGCCCTATCACCCCGGCCCCTGCCGCCCTTAGATCATGTATTAACTGAGCAATATACTCTCTAGGCCAAGGCCACTGGCCCCGGTCGCGCAAGCTCTGCTCGCCAATATCAATGAGGATGATGTCTTCAACTTGCTGCGCTTCGTCCAAACGCTGCAGCCAGTCAAACCCCTTGAGACGGATAACCTCAATCGGGTAGGGATCAAGCGCCCGCAGACCGACCAATAACAGGACGGTGACCACGATCGCCCTCCAAGAAAACATCAATCCGCCTGGGTAATCGTGACCGTCTTGTTACAACTGCTGACACAATCCAGCACCACCGCGTATGCCTTCGCGCTGACGCCGCTCTGCGTAGCGTTCACTGTGTAGTTACCCTGCTCTACCCGGATGTTCCCAACGTGCGCCCCGTTCCCGCTCTGCGTTAGGTTAACCGTTGAGTTATCAGACGGGTTATTTCTGAACTCTATGTCCCCATCCTTATTTCCGCTACCTGACTGCGTGATCGTTGCGTCATTGTTATTGCAGTTGTTGCAGGACCGAATATAGGCGTTATGGTTGCCGCTACCACTTTGGGTCGAAGTCCAAGTGCTGTCATCACCAAAAGCGTAGAACTTAGCGTAGTGGTTGCCTGTCCCTGATTGCGTAATGGTATAGACGTTGTCATCACCGCTCATATAAAGCTCACCGGACATGTCATCACCATCCTGGGTGATGGTCATTTCGTTGTTGTCCTCGTCAGCGTCTATGTAGCCTGTGGAGTCATTGCCAGTCTGAGTGATGGTGTACTCGTTTCCAGTATGGAATGTATATTGTGAGTACGCTTTAGCCAGGTTGCCTGTACCGTCCTGGTCTATGTCTATCGTCGCGCTGCTACAAGTATGCGTGGCATAGGTTCCGCTGCTCAGACCGCACCACACGCGAGCCGTGTTACCCGATCCAATTTGGTCGATATAGATGCTGGTGCCGCTGCCCTTGGTGTCAATATCCACGGAGTTGTCCGCCGCAAAAACGGGCAGGCTAAGGAGACTGATTAATATAAATCGCATTCTCCCCACCTCCGTTGATCGTGATATCCAGCAACTTGCCGGCCGTCAAAACTGAAATGTTGTATGCGCTGTTCTTGTCCAGCTCAAGATCAAAGGTGTTCTCGACGCTTCTGAAGATGGTCAGTACCTCTCCCTCGACGAACGTATAGGTCTGATTCTGCTGATCGAAACCGGGGAGGATTCCCTCAATCTTAACCCCGGCAATCTCAGCACCTCTGGCGTCATCTTTGGTTGCCGACACTTCGATGATGTCTAACAGGTCAGTCAGAAAATCAACATTAAGAAGGTCTATGTCCAATCGGCCAATTTCATCAAGCTCGTTCTCATCAAGCTCGTTTTCATCCAGTTCAGCTTCCTCAAGCAAGTCCACATCAAGAATATTTGAGACTGTACCGGCCTGCTCCTCAACCGCCTTCTCAATCTCATCCGGGGGGCTCACGATCAGCAGGTTGTCGATAAACCCCAGGGTCAAATTGTCCAGTACCACCGGGGCTGTGGGCGCTGTCTCTGCCATCGACACCATCGTCGCCTGAAAGGCTTCGGTCAGCACCACCTGTCCGGCCAGGCTGTTCACGGTAATCTGTCCGCTGGCATTGCCCATCGCATCTGGCAGCAAGATCACCAGGCTTCTACCGATCTCATCGACCGTCATCGTAAAATCCGTACCGCGGATACCGATAACCGCCGTTGGGGTGGCAACGGTGATATTGGATTTGTCGATCTTGCCAAGTATGCCGGTCAGGAACCGCGCAGTACCAGAGGCCATTCGGATGGCGAGTTTGCCCTTGCTGGGATTAGGGTCAAACACATATTCATCGATAATGATCTTGCTATGCTCGGTGAGCCGCAACATGGAGTCATCTAGGAAAGTAATCGCGATACGACCGTTCCCGGTACGCACATCATCGTAAGCTGCAATACCTAGATTTAATTCGGCTAAGAGCGCAGCCGCTCCTTGGCGCACGACCTCGCCGTTCCCTCTCAGCTCAGAGATAGCGCCTACGCCCTCGCTGACACTTTTCGCATTGGACGCGATGGAAACCGATGAAACCGATTCAGCCGCTAAAAACAGCAGCAGAGTGGCTAACAGCCACTTGAGCATTGGTCAATGTCGATGGTCCCGCCCGTTGTGATACCAATAATATTCACGATTCCAGCCGTAGAGCCCGTGCTACTTGTCTGGTCTATGTCGATGTTGTTCGTATTACCAGTGACGTCCGCCGTGATGGAATGGTTGGCATTTCCGGTCTGCCTCGTGTCAATATCGTTGCTGTCGCCGTCTACGTCCCAATTATTAGTTGCGCCGACCACTTCTGTAGTGATATTCAGATCATTGCTGGTGCCAGTGATAACGATATCGGTGTTACCGCTGGTAGCTGTCGATGCTGCACCCTGAGTGAACGTAAGAGCGTTGGAATCTCCGGTTGCAGCGAAATCAAAGTCACTGCCAGCAACATCTCCTGTCGCGCCAACTGCGAGCGTTTGTGTGTTGGAGTCACCTGTAGAAGACAACGTGAATGAAGTGCTATTGCCTTGCGCGACCGTAGCGGCAATCACATTGCTGTCACCGATCTGGTCTATATCAACGGTCATGCTGGTTCCAGTTAAAGACACCCTGGCCGCTGTAGTACCCACGATATTGCTAGCACCGATCTGGTCGATGTTCATCGTGAGGGCGGTAGAGCCGCCGCTCTGAGTGATATATATCGAGTTGTTGGCAGAATAAGCCGAAGGCATATACGCCAAAGAGCAGAAAAATACGAGGTAAACGAGAGAGTATTTAATTACTTGGAATTGCATGAGATGCCTCCTCCTGTGGCTTGTAGTCCCACAGATCATCCTCAATGCCTTGGATGATTACTGCATAAACCGCCGCCTCAATTGCACTCCGCGTAGCATAAGTCGCGGTTTCGTTCTTGGCTATCCCGGCCTCTAGCTCCACCAGTTCAGTGCCGTTTTCTGTAAAAATAAACGTGTCAAAGCCAGTAGCTGCCGAATAAATTCTTTTGCTCGTAATCACGTTCAACAGCACCTGGCCGGTCTGGACCAGTATAACTCTCAGAGCCACCGTGACCTCGTCAATCCGATACTGCGTATTCAAACCAATCCCGAGATACCTCGCGCCTATGCCTGCAGACCGGGTATTCGCATCGTAGCCGATGATGCCGCCGGTCAGGATTAAGCCTGAAAACAATAGCGGCGCTAGCTTATTGGAGCCCTCGCCATCGTAGCTATTTCGAGTTGAAATAATGAGTTGCCGCTCCCTGGTGAGAGCGTCCAAATTGCCCCGCTCCGCCACTAAAAACCACTTCCCACCCCCGGCTGCCAGAAGCGCATCAATGAGAAACGAGTCTGCGCCTTGGGTGACCGCGGTGGAGAACAACGCCATGTTGTCAGCAGTAGCGCGTTGACCAGTCAAATCTAAGAAAGAATAAACCGATACCACGGCCTTCTGCCTGGGCGCTGGCAGATTGACTAAATCTCGGAGTGTTGGCCGTTCAATCCGTGGCCCGCGAGGACAATCATTAACCTCGAAACCTTTCGCATTGATATAGTCCTGACTCAGACTGGCGCATTCACGCGCTGAATTGACGCTCGCGCATCCAGCAATCAGGACTAGAAAACATAAACCTAAATACCGCATTCCGCTGAACAGATGCCGAAAGTGCCAATTGGGATTCTGATTTCGGTAATGGCTCCATCGACATCAGTGACTGTAAGGACGATCTCAGTTCCCGTATTCACAAACGCAATCTGATTGCCTTCCAGGTCTATGACGCCCCCTGTCCCGCCTCCCTCGCTGTTGAATAGGCTTTCTGCCAGGTCACGGGATAGCTGAGAAAAGATGCGTGATTCAAGATTCCGTATGAATTTAGCGAGCGTTGTATTTTCTGCCTCGCGCTCCAGCTCATTCAACCGCGCCTCTACTTCGTCTTGAATGGCGATCTTACGACTGCGCTCTTGCTCGTCAATCGTCAGATAATGAGCCGACTGCCCCGCACCGCTGAAGCTAGGGCTTTTGAATTGAAAGCTCAAACCGTCTGCCCACGCAGACGAAGCAAGTAACAAGCTAATCGACATCAATAGTTTCATCTTTACTCACCTCCCTAATCTCAATCACCGTATCCAGTTTCTGCTGTAAGCGTATGATATCGTTATCTAACATACGGATGCGGTCAATTAACGCAATCAAGGTAACATTAGCCTCTGCCAGTTTTGCCTTGATGTTGTTTGTGATGAACGACCAAATATAATGGATCATGTATAGCAGACCCACAGTAGCGACAATCGGAAAGCCGTACTCGCTGACCGCTGAGGCAATGCCCTCCATTAGTCTCGACGTGCATCTTCTTTACCGTCCGCCCTAGCGATACGCTTCAGGTCTGGCCTGATCCCAAGCACCGCGCACATCGTCGCATCCAGCCTAACAATGTCGTGGTTCATGGTCTTGACCCGGTTATCCAATGCCTGAACGATCCCGTGTATGCCGTTGACCTGACCGATAACTGACTCCAAGATATACTTGATCGTGAGAAACATGAACCCACCAGCGATCAGAGATATAGCAATAGGAAACCCGACATCCCCTATCAGTGAGAAGGCTTCGTTCATGCTTCCTCGCCCTTAAACTTCTTGCTCTGCCCAGAAGTCCCGGCATAGATTCCAAATACTGCTGCCATTGCGCCAACCGTTATGCTTACCAAACCGGCCTGCTCTAAATTAGGTTCTTCCAAAGTCATAAACCAAGTCACAACATCGTATAACAACACGATGTAAACGGTTACAAAGACGCGGGGGAAGATACGCCAGGCGTCAACAGTCTTCGCCAGATGTGTCCATTTCTGGTACGGGTTGACCCCGCGCTCAACGGTTGTGGTGCCGACCTCAATCTCTAATTCTATTTTCTTCTTGGTTGCTTCGCTCATAAGAATTTGGCGGCTATGATCGTGGCGACGATAAATGGATAAACGCCCCACAAAAGCATCTCTAATTTCTTAAATTTAGCAGACCCTTCATCGAGTCTTTTTTCTATGTACTCGTATCTAATTGCGCACTCTCGTTCGTGAGCCCTAATCTCTGCCAGAGCTTCGGAGCCACTGTCCATCTTATTGTTTGGCCTTGCCGATATTGAGGGCCGCAATCTCTAGGATCTTGTATAAGCGGCCGATGAGTGCGTCGTCTTTTGGCGTCGGGGTAAGGCTGCAGATAATACTTGCTGCGCAAACCACTCCGGCTACCACCCCAACCAATTGTGTAATCATTTCCATCATCTTCTCCTATGCTGTTTGCGGCCTTTCTTGCTTCGTCTACTATCAAGTATTCGCTGCGACGTAAGCGTTGCCCCTCGTTACGGCCGCCGTGTAGCTGGTCTTGCTTACAGACGAGCCTGCTACATCGGGCGTATCGTCATCTGAATCAACCGGGGCATAGAGCAAAATAGTAGATAGATGATCTACATTTCGCTGAACCTGCTCGTTGATCTCAGCTTGGGTTGCTCCCGCTGCAACACGATCTGAGGAACTGCCGTTGCTGTTGATGTCCGTTATCAGCGTCACCGAATCGGTAGCCGCTGTTAGCACGTCCGTTACTGTTTGTGCCATATCTATTATCCTTCTAAGGTTGTTATGCGAGCAGTAAGTGACTCGATTAGGGTTTGCTGCTCTTGGATTGCTTTGACTAAGATCGGTACGAACTTGCTGTACTGAAGTCCCATTTGCTTGCCGTCACCTGAATGGCTAGAGACTAGGTTGGTCTTGTTGTCCTTGTCGTATCCTGCTGCAATCTCAAGGGCTTCAACCGCTTGAGCTTTGAAGCCTACGTCCAGCCAATCTTCTTTGTGAGTGCCGTCGTGTGTGATTGCATCTAAATCAGCGCCCTCTTCAGCGTACTTAGCGCGCTTGTCCCACTTGTAAGTGACAGGGGCTAGGGCTTTAACAAAGTCTAAGCCGAGATCTAGGGCGGTAAAGTCTGTCTTGTCGCGTTCATCTGAAGCTATTGTCCAGTCTACTTGGATATGGGCTGCTGTGACATTCTCATCACCCAAACAAATAAAATTATCTCCAGTAGTAATAGCGCCGCCGGGACTGCCTGATATGCCAGCTTGATACCCGAGACATAAATTATTATCACCTGTCGTGATTGCATTTCCCGAATCCCTACCCACAGCAGTATTCGAGTGACCTTCCGTGTTGGCTGTTAAAGCATCCATACCCACGGCGACATTATTTGATGCTGTGGTATTAGCTATCAAAGCATCTTTACCGACTGCGACATTCCCAGCACCTGTGGTGTTGGCCTCCAGCGCAGTACGACCAATGGCGACATTATTATCTGCTGTGGTATTCGCCGTTAGCGATCCGTAGCCTAATGAAACATTGTTGTCGCCTTCCGTGTTGGCATCTAAGGCTAAAGAACCGACAGCGACATTCTGTGCGCCTGTGGTGTTTTGTTCCATTGAATTTCTACCCACAGCAGTATTGTCACTCGCCGTTGTATTTCGGTGTAGTGCTTGCAGACCCAAAGCGGTGTTAGTATTTCCCGTGGTATTAAATCTTAAGGCATACATGCCCAGAGCAGTATTCTCCAGGCCCGTGGTATTAGTTATTCCTGCGCTAAAACCTACAGCCGTGTTGTCTCTTCCGGTCGTGTTCGCGTATAGAGCTGAGAAACCCACGGCGGTGCTATTAGATGCGGTTGTATTAGCTTGCATTGCTTGTTTGCCCAGTGCTGTATTACTAGCTCCTGTGCTGTTAAGTTCTAAAGCTTTATATCCAACCGCTACGTTGTCAGCTGCCGTAGTGTTCGCCTCTAACGCTGAGTAACCGAGGGCAGTATTATTAGAACCCGTATTGTCAACCTCTAAAGCCTTGTAACCAACAGCAACATTGTTATCCCCCGTAGTGATCGCCGTACCCGCTTCATCACCGACAACCACATTGTAATTGCCGCCAGACTCAATGCTGTTACCTGCGTTGACGCCTGCTCTGAAGTTTGAGGTTCCTGCTGAAGCGGTGATGATGTCTGCACCATCCGCATACGTTACGTCTGCGGCAAAGTTGACAGCGCCGTCCACGTCTACGATATCTAGGTTGGCGGTGCCATCAATGTCGATATCACCAGCAACGGTCAGCCCAGCAGCACCGACCAGCTTCAAGTCATCGGCTGATTCATCCCATAGCATGTATGCGCCAGAGGTGGCTCCAAAGAACTTAACGTCGTGTCCGGTGTCGTCTACGCCTACGGTGAGCGTCCCGCCTAGTTCCAGGTCTTCTAAACACTCGTAGACAATCGCTCCAGATCCTGCGCCATCTGTCGAAACGATTTTCGCTTGGCCTGCAGCGATAATTACATTGGCCCCAGACCCTTGCGTAAAGGTCAGGGCGTAACTGGTCGCGTTCCTAATGATCCATGTGTGGGATACCGTATTGGGGGCCAGCGTGACTGTACAAGCCTGACCGCCGCCTGTGAGCCGTAGAAATGTACAGCGGAATCCGTCTGTAGCTCCGTCTGCCATGGTGATGGTATGCGTGGAGGCATTGGCTATTGCCTCTGTCCCGGCACCCATCGCTTCGGCTATTAACTCATACTGAGTATTTACGCTTGCGCCCCAGGTTCCCGACTCATCGCCAGTTGCGATTTCTTTGAGCCGCAGATCGTTTACATATGTCGCCATTCAGGCTACCTCTTTCCAGTCCGGGTCTTGGCTTGAGCTAACGCCCGACCAAGATGGTGTTTGTGATGCCGATACTTCGCTCCAGTCAGGGTCTTGACTTGAGCTAAGGTCCGACCAAGACGGTGTTTGTGTTACTGATGTCGCGCTCCAACTTGGGTCTTGGCTGGAGTCGACAAGGCCCCAGATGAGGAAGCCCGTGATTTCTCCTGTTCCGGCAAGCCCTGTGATCGCAACATCCGATCCTCCTGAAGCTGTAACCGATCCCAGACCGCTCGTAGCCGCGGCCAGAGTAAGCGCCAGATTAGCATTACCTGTGACTGTAACCGAGCCAAGTGCCGAGGTACTTCCAAGGCCCGTAAGCGCAATTGTTGCGCCGCCCGCGGCAACCACCGTTCCGACAGAACCAGTTCCTGCAAGTCCCGTAACAGATAAATCAGCCGCTCCGCTGGGCGTGACCAGGCCAAGAGCACTCGTACCCGCGTTACCAGTAAGGGCAACGCTAGCAACTCCCGTGACGGTGAGCGAGCTAACCGCTCCTGTGCCAGCGACTCCTGTCGGATAGACATTGGCATCGCCGGTGACGGTTTCCTCACCCAGCGCAACCGTGGATGCCGTACCGCTAACGCCAGTAACCGCATAGCCTGCCGCCAGTAAGGTACCAACCGCCCCAGTACCGGCAACGCCGGTAAGCTCAATCGGATCTTCTTGGCCCCATGTGCCCGATCCCCAGGCTCCGCGGCCCCAGCCTGTAACATTCGCCACATTCCTCTCGCTACGCTATGCGGATCACCGCATTACTGGCATCCGCCGTTGGAAACGTAATCGTGAAGTTGCCTGCCGTACTAGTCTTATCCGCGCCAAAATCAAACACGGCCACTGCCGGATCGCCGGATGCTGAATCATTCAAAATCATGCAGCCTCGTGCCGTGATCGTGCAGGTGCCGAAAGTTAAATCGGCAAAATCAGTGAACGCCGTGGTGCCGGAAGTCGTCGGATTTATCCGCGTCAGGGCAGAACCCTTAGCCGTATAATTCGTCCCCGTCGCCTCCTGCGAAGTGCTATACGCCGTGGTTGCAGCACTCATCGTGGCGGAACTGGTATACAGCGCCAGATTAAACGTGCTTCCCCCTGAGAGTAAAAAATTATGCTTGGCTTCCATCAGTTCTTTCTTGAAGCTCGTACACATTGCCTGTGTGATCGCCATTACAGTCTCCTAATAATCTCGGCCATATCACCATGACCGTGTTCTTCCAAGTTATTCCCTATCGTACACATATGGCTTTCAATCGCCTTGCGAAGGTAATCCGCAAGCAACACTTCCACCTGCTGTTTAAACGCATGTGCCTGCTGCCGAATAGGCTCGGGGGCCGTATCGCTAATGCTCACAATCCTGTTCGCCGCCATCCTCGCCCATTCTTCCGGGGTATGGCCCCGATAGCTTGTGGTTTCTATCCCAAGGCTTCCGATCGACGATTCTAAAGGACCTTGCAACATCAGTAACGCATTGGCTCAACGGGCTTTACGCCCGCTTGTTTCATCGGTCCCACATCATCCTCGCGACCATGAATCGATACCACAACCTCCTCTTCCTTCTCAATATTAGAGAAAGCTGTCACCTTTAAGCATCCTTCCTCGGCGTACACCACCGGGGGATTCTCCAGTCGGTGATAGCCATACAGTTTCCTTTTCTCGGAAATATTGGTATCCAGAAGAGGAGAACTCGGGGCCACCGCAACATCCACGCCTGCCGCCAGACAACGGGCCAGCCAGAACTCACAGCACGCTCGGCCTAGCTCGCCAAAGTGCATGTTGGTGGTGTAAGTGAAATCTGCCCCAAATACGCTAAGACGCTTGACCCGCTTCCATAGCGCAAAGGCAATCGCATAAGAAATGGTGTTGTTGAAATAGCCGCAACCCAGCTCCCCGACAATCTCTTCTAAGGGATACAGTTCAACCCCTGGGACACGCTCATCCAGCTCACAGGAATAGATGGGACACGTCAGCGTCGGTAACGTCTTCCGCATCACCTGGGTTTGACCGCCAGAGTCTTCGCTATCAAAGAACCGGGATACCGGGTCCATCATAAAGACGCGATCCGCCTTTACGACGGCACACATCGAATTTACCGCCCATACCTCGTCGTATTCTTCGCTATGCGTAATCGAGAGATGGTAGTCCAGCTGGCTGTGACCCAGCCCCAGAAGCGCCACATGCCCCAACCCTTCCGCCATCAAGCCCGCATGCTCCTCACCGCACCGCTACGGTAACTGTCGGTGGTGCTATAACCTTCCCCTAGCGTCTTCAGCTGGCCTATCGCTTCCTGATAACGGGCTTCATACACTTGCAGCAGATCCGCCTCACCCTTCAGAAAGGTGTAGGACTCTACCAAGGAGGCGTAAAGCAGCGCCGATTCTGCATTGGTGCCAAGCCAACTGGTACCGCTACTGGCTGCCGTGATCGACTCCGGTTTATAAAAATAATGCAGCTCCACCGCATAGCCGCTCCCGGGGGTGGGACCGAGAATAAACGAGGTCTCGTCAAACAACCCGTAATACTTGGGTACCCCGGTGGTTGCCGCTACCGGGTAGGCTCCTCGAATAAAATTTACGTCTTTAAAGATCAGGTACTCATAACCGCTGTTATCGAGGGCCAGGGAGTAAGGGGAGAGAAAATCGGATGGGGTTGCCAGGTATGAATTGCCAGAGGTCATGGTGCCGGTGGTATTTTTACGAAAGTCCGGCAGTTGCGCCGACTTCAAGATACGATCTTCAGCTTGGCTGATAATCGTGCCGAGATCATCGACAAACGTGGTTTCAGTCGTCTCCAGATAATCCTGAATCGCTGACTTTAATGTGGTGTAAGTCCAAGCCATGCTCTATTCCTATAACAGCTTGCCAACGTCACCCGCGCTGTTACTGACGTAGTAACCGGCGGGTACTGTCTGTTCATCGGCCATTAGCTAATCGTAACCGTCAAGAACCCCGTCTGACCGTGCATGGTCAATCCGACAGTCCGGCTGCCGAGAGAGGTCACCCCGCCGCCAATGGGATTCCAGGCATAAAGCCGCCGGCTGGCCGAGAGGCTTGACTCGGGTCGAGGATGCCGCAAAGCATTATTATCCCCGGTACGAGTCTGGCCCAGCAAGAGTTGCGGCTGATCCTCGTCCACTACGTCCTTGCCAACACGCATTCCCGTTGGCCTTCCGCCTTTATACTGCTCGACCATGTCTTTCAGTTTGTAGCGAAAGCCAGTGCGATCGCAGTAACCGAAAGCGTATTTACCATTTGCGTAACCCACTAGAACCGATACCCTCCCGGCGTTACCTTGAACGCAGCTTTTTCACGATCGGCATCCGCCGCCAGGGTCCACTGCTCTTCGTAATCCGCCTTCAGCGCCGGAGCCCTGTCGGCAATCTCCGGGCGCTTCAGGCTCAGCTGATAAGCCAGCCCGGAAACCAGACACGGCAAATATCGAGAGGGCATATCCATCTCATTTGATCCCGGGGAGCCGGAGTCTTCTATCCGCTGCATGTAGTAATAGCCGAGCGTGTAGGACTCCACACTATCCGGTACCGGCCACAGGTTTAATGCAATGGCACCGGGATCTTTCTCGACCCAATACTGCAACGGCTTCGCCTGCGTCAGCTTATTAGACAGATGCGCATATGCGCTGATCGAAACCCGTGTCATCATCTGATCGAACTGGGTGCTTGAATCACCAGAATTGGTGCGGATATAGACCTCAATCACATCGAGAATATCGCTGGACAGCGCATAACGTGCAGTTCCCGCGGTAATCGACGTAGTCCCTTCCTGTATTGTCCACAGGTTTAAACCCCGGTTCTGCCATTCAAGCATTAACAGATCAATGCTTCTCCGCGCCGAACGGTAGTCATAACCGCTCCGTAGCTCCAAACCCGCACGCTCGAACGACTCCTCGATCATATCCGTCAGATCGAGAGTGAACGCATAAGTGCCGCTAGTTGCCATTTAGGTGGTTCGCCCTCGTGTTCTCCCTCGCTGCGCTTTACCATCACCACGGGGTAGCCGCGCTTTACCATCACCACGGGATAGACGAACCATACCGCCAGCTTTAGCATAGCTCGTACGCTGTGGGTCCATTCCAGTAACCTCCTGAAAGCGCGCTCTCATCTCCTCCCATTCCTTGCTTTTTCTTTTTGCAACCTCGCGCTTGTGTTCTTCCTCTTCTTCTTTCATCAGCCGTTTTCTATGCGGATGAAGATAGCTTTCAGCAGGAATAATCTCTTCAGCCATTACTTGTGGAGAAATCCATTTGTTCCCGGTGCTGTACAGAGGATCGACAGCGGTATCCATTACCTTTTTCCAACTTGGCATGGTCTTTATCCTTCGCCCCGCCGCTTAGGCGCTTTTTCCTTTGCGGGTTTTTCCGCCGGAGATAGCGCCTTCATCGCGACCTCGGCCTCTTTTTGGGTCATAGGCTCACTGACAACGACAACGTCATCCGCCGTCGCTACCTGATAGATCGCCTCACCACCCGGGACCTTTACGCCATTCTGAATAACTTTATATTTTGATTTCATCAGCCTAACTCGGATTGGCGTAGTGCTTTAATGCCCAGACTAGGACGCTATAGGTATCACCACTGGTGTGATCGTTGGTCGTCAACAACAGGTCGCCGTTAACGCCGGCTCCCGCATTGTTGGTGATTCCGGGCAAATCATTCATGCCCATGCTGAAGTCCCACGTATCGGTCCAGTCCTTCGGCGCTTGGCAAATAAATACATTGCTGTCGGCATTCCATAACAACTGGAAACCCATGCCCACATTACTGAACCAGAGGCGATTAAGCACCACCCGGTTACACGCCTGACCTGTAACAGCGTTAACTGTTAAACCGGAAACGTCGATCTTCGCGACCGCACTTTCACCTGTACCATCGCTAATATTGGTGAACTTCATCACCAAATTGCGACCGCCATCGTCGAGAATAGTCTGAGAAGTGACTGCATCAGCCATGTAACTTCTCCTTATTCAAATGGGGTAGCGAGCGTGCCGTCACCATGAAGGAATGCCTCACAGTGCCAAACCGCCGCACTGGTTGCTACCAGACGAATAATCCCACCGACCAGCCAGCCTTGTCCTGCCGATCCCAGGTCAATGGTATCGTCGTTAGAGGCGTCTGGGATGAAGGTATTCATGTCAGTTGCAGTTGCCGGATCAAACAAATGGGCAAAACCAGAGAATAGGTCGCTGGCGTTGTCCGTATTGATCTGGCCTGCGCCAGTGAAGGTGGTGCCGACGATGAAGGTGTAGTTAATACCCGCAGCCGCCGTTGGTAGCGTTACCACGATACCCGCCGCCCTGTTCAGGGTATAAACCGTACCTGAGTCGGTTGACTCAACGCTCTTGGTAGCAGACGTAATGCTGCTGACGTTGGCATAAGCGGACAGATATCCCGTCGTTGTGATATTGCCGCTGGAGTCGACGTCCAGGTTGGTAGTAATCGCGCCCGTAGTCGAGTTCTTGCTGATCTGCTCGAACCCGCCTTCCGAACGGACTGGGCCATTGAATGTTGTGTTAGCCATTAAAATCTCCTGTCGTGGCTAGTGTCTGCCTATGTTTCACGTGAAACACTGACAGTCAGGATAAAAAAGAAGGGGGCGGTTGCCCGCCCCCCGCATGCCCTAGCTGGAGCCGGGCGATCCGTAAATTCCAAGTGGATCTGATACCCCGAAAGAGTAACGCTCTCGCGCTTTGTAGCGCACGTTACCTGTATCGAAGTCGCCATCCATGCTGGTTTCCAGCGGAGTTCTCTCAAACATCTTCAAGCCATTCGGGATATCGGTGATGACAAAGAAGGCATTCGTATCAGTCAAATAATGATTGACAGAATAACCATCAGGTATCGCACCCATATTACGAATCGCGTTGATGTCGTTGTCAGCCGTTGCCACACGCTGCGTGGTTTCCAGCAATCGATTTGCCGTAAACATTAACGCAGGCGGAACAACCAAGCGGCGTGGTTGGGCAGCGATCAGCAATCCACGCTCGTCGGTGAGACCCGCAATCGTGATGATCGCGTTCTCTAACGAGGTTTCATTCAAATCTGCTGCCGTCGAAGGCCGGTTGTCGTTCTTGCCGCCAGAGACCAAGGGATGCCCGTCACCGCCGGTTACACCATCTCCAGACGCCGTGAACAGGTTGACCCCGTCACCGGACTGGAAACTATTGGTGAAACCATTGTTGAGCGGGTTTACCGCCTTCACTTGCTTCGTATAGCTCATTGCACGGGCAAGGGCTTTGGTATAGCGAGCGGAAAGAGAGTCATAAAGATTATCCTCCATGGCCTCCTCGGTAATCGCAAATCCCATCGCAATCGTCTCATGATTGTATCTGGCCGTGAAAGCCTCCTGTGCGGCGTCATAGCTGATCGCCGAACCCTCGTCTTTCACCGGAGCCGCCTCGAAGCCGGACAGCTTCACCTCTTCCTCAAAAGACCGTTCCGAAGATTCGGTCTCATAAAGCAGAGTGTGCTCGTCCTCGTACTTTTCGTACTCCAATCCGAACAAGGCATTCAAGCCCGGGAGGAGTTCTTTGAGCATTTGTGCTCTTGAAATAGCCATGCGCTAAGGCTCCTTTTCTTAAATACCAGTGGTATTGGTTAACTGATGACCTACATTGAATTTCACAATGACATCAGTATATGTGTCGCCAACCGTACTCGTCGGGCCCTCGACAAAGTCGACAACCTTAACCGGCAGCGTGTTTGTGGTTGCAACCGCCGAACCGTCAAAAGCATTTTTGCTATTGCCGATAGACGTAGAACCCGCCGTCTGAACGACGGCAGCGTTCGCACCGAGAGCCGCTTGAGCAACGGTTTCGTCGCCCTGCATCTGAAACAGCACGTTCGGATCGACCAAAACATAGGCTGCCGCATCGGAAGCCGATGTAGAAGCGGGCCATGTTTGATTGAACGTCATCTGATTCGAGGTGGGATCGGTGTATTTGCATCCTAGAAAGATGCCAATGGGCGTCAGGGTGGCGGTGCCGGCGTCTTTTTCAATCGTCCCGGCAGTTACCAACTTAACAAAGTCCCCATTGAATATCGCGGTACCGTAAGCACTGGCAATTTTGATGTGCTGAACTTTTCCCGTGAAGGAACCGCTCGCGCTCGTCGTATTGACAGGGCGGGCACCATAAGGTGTGGCGCTAGTAGCCATTTAAAATTTCTCCAATTCAAAAATATTTATGAGCCAGCCCCGAAGGGTTAGCGTTTGCCAAAGGTGGTGCGCGAACTGCGCTCCGGTTGCATCAAAGGCATACGAGGATCATTTTCACGCATATAGTTCTTGTCCACCGATTCCATTTGCCGACTGGCAACCTCTTGGAAATGCTCAGTGCGCCCCCTGATTTTTTCTTCAGGAGCCTTACACAGAAGCAATCCACCGACTTCGACGTTGCCCTCGAAATTGGAATTGATATCGGACTGAACCATCAACTCGGGATGGTCTTCGGCCCTCACGGGCTCCCAGCCTTCCCGAAACATCTGTGAGACATGCGTGTTATCGGGTTGTCCCTGAATGCCGGTCCTGACGTAACGAAATACCCAGCCGTCCCGCGGTGCGGGGTCTGGTAAAATCGAGGCAGGAACCCAGCGATCACTGGGACGCTCCGCTGTTTCTCGCGTTGTGCTTTGACGTGGAGTGCGCTCTTCATCAGACATTGCCGGTCTCCTTAACAAGTTGGGCAGCGTACTGTTGGGGGGTTATCCCAAGTTTCTTGGCGAGTTTAACCTGGGTAGACGTTAACTGCACTTTGCGTGGTCTTGCTCCGTTATTCCTTGCAGAAGGAGCAACAACCGACGTAGCTCTCTGGGCCGTCGCAGGCGCGGGGAGTCCATCTCCGCTTTCATCCGACCAAGAGTAACTGGGGAAATGCTCGCGCATTCCCGAATTGATGTACTGGAAATAATCCTCTGAATTCGGGACCAGGCTGTGGTCCTGCAGCGCCTCCTCGTGAAGGGCATAAGCCGTTGCGCTCATAACCTTTTTAGCAGGATCGCCGAACCAAGTATTACGCTCAGCCCATGCCGCCGCCCTTGGGTCAGGCTCTGCAGGCCGGGCTTGTCCCTGTTGGGCCGCCGTATAAGCTGCCTGCTGCGCTGCCTGCTGCTGCTGCTGCTGCTGCTGCTGTGCATACACATTCGGATCAGGCTGCGGCGGCAGGTTACGCTCGTAACGCTCTGCCTCATTAAGTTCTGTCTGCGCCCGGAGCAGGCCCTCTTGGGACTCAACCACCTTATCGGTGTCGCCCTCTTCATAAGCCTGACGATACGATGATTTGGCGCTATCCAGAGAAAGCTTTGCCCGCTCCTTCACTTGCGAAATCAGCGCGCCCTCACCCCGCTGGATGAGCGCCTCATACTCCCGGTTTTTCCCAGCTAACTGCTGGGCAACCCTGACCGCTTCTTCGCGCATCCGCTCCGCCGCTTCACGCTGACGGCGCTCCTCATGCTGCTCGTAACGCAGCTTGTCGATGCGCTTGCGGACCTTTTCGCTGTATCCCTCCAGCTCTTCGTCGGCGACATCACCATCGTCAACATTCACAGCACGCGAAGGGCGACGGTCCTCGGGCGGCCGATCGTCTACGACCTCAATATCTAAGCCAGGGGTCTCTGGAGTCTGATCCTGAGACCTCTGACCTATCTGGGTGCGCACCCCGAAAAACTTATCTTCTTCGGATTGCGGGTTTTCTGCGCCATCGTCGATGGTGTTTTTTGCTTCGCTCATACCTTGAGTATACCTCGCGGGTCTTCGACTACAGCCTCAATGCTGTCGTCATTGATTAACCGGAATTCCCTTCCTTGAACCAAAATACGTGTGCCTGAATAGGATCGCATTAAAATCCAATCCCCTTCTTGGCAATACGCCCCGGACGGAAAGCGTTTCAGGTCGCTGTAGGCATCTGCTCCTAGCTTCAGAACAAAACCAACAATCGATCCTACTTCCTCCGCGTGCAACGTCTGCACGGCCTTTACAATGCCGCCTTCCGTTGTTTCTTCGGGTTTAGGGAGAGCAATCAGTATCTTGTACCCTTTCGGGTCTGGTAGTTGCTGCGCAATACGAGCGTCTTCGCCAATGGCTTCGACCTCGTCTTTTGTTGTCGCCGGTTCGCTCATTAAGAGTCGCCTTGCACTGGAAAAGGGCGTCCAGAGTCGCCTGCACCGCATATGCGGAGATTATGCCTTCTCAAGCCGCTCCTGCAGGTCAAGAAGTTCCCGTTCTGCTAGTGCAAGTCCCTCGATGACTCCGCAGCAACGGGCGTATTCGCTGTAATCCTTGCAAGCACCCGTACTCAGGTGATCGCTGGTTTCATTCATAAGCCTCCGTAACTGCTGACGCAGGTACGAAAGGGTATTGTCCGGTATGGCGTCGTAACGCTCAACGATAGCTTCACTCACCCATCAAATCCTTGGCAATATCGACCCCAATCTTGACTCCCTCAATCTCTTCCTTGGAAGCAATCTTCCGGCTCTCCAATTCCCCCTTGGAGTTCTCGGCTGCGATCCTTGCTCCCAGCTTCGCGCGCTCAATGCGCTCCTGAAGACTCATTTTCTCTCGATCCAGCTGATCTTTATTCGCCAGCTTCTCCCTATCGAGATTGATCTTCGCCATTTCGGCCTGAGCCTTGCCTTGCGCGCTTTCGCGCTTGATTTCAAGCTCCTGACGCTGGATTTGCAGGATCGGATCTTCTGCTTCTTCCTGCCGCTTCTCCATTTCCGCTTCTTTTTTGTCTCTATCGAGCAATTGTGCCGCAGCAGGGGCAACAAGTTGCGATAAGCGGTATTCAATGTCTTCAGGCAGCTTCTCTTCGGGTGGCGGCAGTGGTACGCCAAGCTCTTTTTCGATTTCGTGGCGATACTGGAAGGCCAAATGCTCGGAAAGGTGGGCCGCCATGGCCCCCTCTATGACATTTGCGTTTGGGCTCTTACTAAGCAGCTCAAGGAGCTTCGGATCTTGCACTACCGCCAAATGTGTCTGGATATGGGCCTCGTGATCCTGGTAAATGAAGGCTTTCACTGGCTTGGAATTGATAATCGCCATGTTTTCGCCAACCGGATCAACCGGGTCCAGGGCTTCTTTCGACGGAATAATGTTATCAACGTCCTGAATCCCCAAAACTTCCAGCATTTGCCGGTGCAACAGCGGGAGATCATACATCTCGGGCGCTTGCACGGCCAGTTGAAGTGCAGCCTGGTACTGCATGATGCGTTGCGCCATGGTTCCGGCGTTGGGATCGCTGACCGGGATGATATCGACGCGATCATCGAAGTCTTCACGGGTCACTTCCCCGTCTGTTTCCTCGTAGGGGTACTCCGTAGGGCCAAAATCATGCACAACGCCTGACAAAATGCGTAATTCTTTGCGCATCGAGGCATGCATCCGGGCCTGCACCGCGCTCATGACCTTCATTTGCCGCTCTAGGAGGGCAAGGGTCGTGCCGACGGGAGCTTCGGCATTCATGTCTGCCACTTTTACGTCAGCGGCGGAAGCAAAGCGGCGACCTTCCTCAACAATATCGCCCAGCATCTGGTAGAGGACGTTCGACGGCTCTTTATAGGGCAGGAAGGAAATATTGTCACGGATCGTGCCGCCGGGCACGTCCACGTCCCGAAACTCGCCGGGCATGATCGGGGTGTCATCACCCTTAATTCTGAGGCCCCGCGACTTTAGCCCGCCGGGGAGGTTACTCAAGGTTCCGGCATCAACCAGTTGCCGCAATAACGACGTGGCTGATTTCGCCAGGCCGCCAATCAGGTGGATCAGGCCGAAACCATAGAACCCCAAGCCGGGCATGTACTGGTAGTGAACGAAGTGTTCGCGCTTTATTTTCAGGGGGTCGTCTTCGTACCAGTTGCGCCGGATGGCAAGAACTGTGCGTGATGACTTATCAATGCTTACTACATAAGGCAGCGCGATGCCTGTTTCTTCACCTTTCTCGGTGTCCTCAAACCCCGGTAGGTCCAGATCGGCCTGGATCTCCAGAATGGTGTGCCGGCTATCCATGTCGTAGTTAGCGGAATCACCCGTCAACTCATTGTACTTTCGCTCAATCTCTCCGGTATCCGGGCTGGGGGAGGGCAGCTCCACGTCGAGATAGAACCCTGATACCTGCAGCTTGCGGACCTCATTTTTGCTGCGCTTCATGACGTGCGTGGCACGTTCGCAGGTCGTCAGGTCGGGGGCCCCGTAACTGACAACAAAGTCTTCTGCCGGAACAAACATCGAACAAGGACGGCCCAGGTTCGGGTCGTAATACACCTTGCGGAACGCGGAGCCCGCGAGAGGCAGAGAGAACAGCATTTTCTCGGTCTCGGAGCGATATTCGGTCATCCGCTCCGTGATCAGGTAATTCAGGTAGTTCTTAACGCGATCCGCCTGTTCCTGCTTTTCCGAGGTCAGCGTCCCGACAACGGTCGTTTTTACCGGGCCGCTGGCGGGGAACAGCTCTTGAATGGCTTGAGCCTGAAAGCGTACAACGGATTCTGTTAACAGCGGATGAAATACACCGCACGCGCCATCCCAGGGAACGGTTCGGTCTTCGTGCTTGAGGCCCAGGAGATCCAGGCCGTTGATATAGGTTCCTTCCCAGTCGCTGCGGCTCTCGCGATCGGACTGGTAGGCCGAGACCAGCTCTGAGGCTACGCCGCGGAGGTCAGATTCTTCCAGGTGTTCGGCTAGATTAGCGTCATGAGAGACATCCTCTTCTCCGGCCTGCGGATCAAAGTCAATCAACATGCCGCCATCGGGAGTTTCTACCGAGACAGATTCCGGGTTAGCGATTTCAATCTCGACGCTCGGCTCGGCAACCGATACTGGACCCTGCCCTAGCGGACGATCTACTGCCATGCCTTACTCAACCGTTCTTCTTAAATCTTTGGGTACGCGCTGCACCGCTGCCACGGGCGTCAGTGACATCGTGTCCGTTTTCGACCCGGCCGCCATCACGCATTTTCTTGGTTGCGCGTGAGGCTCTAGATTTAGCGATGCCTTCGGCTTTATCTTTTCTATATTTAGCGGTGGCAGCTTTACCGGCTGCAGCTTTACCGGCTGCAGTATAAGGAAACACCTTCTTACCTACTTTTGGCATGTAACTACCCCTTTACTCTTGCTGTCGTAATAACTTGGCATCGAGACCTCCTTACATGTTATCGCCATTAGTAATAGTTCGCCGTTCGCTTATACAGGGGCTCGTCTTCCTCGTCAGTCCCGAGCCGGAGAAAGCCGCCCTGCCTGAAGCGCAGGAGGGCCTGTGTTGAGGAGTCGACGAGGTCGTCGTGTTCGCCCACCGGAAAAGCGGCGAATTCCTCGATGACCATTTCTCCAAACCGAGTTTCTGGACACCAGACAATGCCTGAAGCGAACAGGTCTGCCACGGCGTTTACCCGGGCGACCTTATCATTTCCCCGTGACGGGCTGTATTCGGACACGGGGATACCCATGGCCCGCAGCTCAAAGATCAGCGGAGTTCCTGCCGCCTTGGCCTCGACCACAAAAGCATCGGGCTGCCAAGCCTGATAGAAATCAAAGGCGGTCTTTTTCAATTCGGGAAACTCCAGGCGCTCTTTATAAGCGTCGAGGAGGATAATGTTCGGTTGCGTGAGGCCCTCGTCATTGGGGCGGTAAAAAACACCCCAGGTCGTACAGGCCGAGTAGTCCGCGCGCTGAGTCTTTAGAAACGCGGTGTCCCAGGACTGGATGACGAACTCGCAAACAGGCGGTTCATCCTCCTCCCATCGCCGCCACCACTCACGTTTCACCAGTGCGCCCTCTTCCGAGGTCGGGCTCTGCTGATACTGGGCAGACCACTTCGAGACCGGCAATTCGTTGCGCAGGGCTTCCAGCTCGGCCATCGGCCAGAATTCCGGCCACAGCGCGTCTCCTGACGGCATAATGGCGGGGAACTCAATGACTTCCCACTCATCTACGCCGGTACGCTGGGTCGATGATTTAATGATCTGGCCGGTCAGGTCGCGTTTGTGCCAGCGAGTCATGACAACTACGATCGCTCCGCCGGGCTGTAGTCGTTGTCGAGGGCCGGATGTGTACCAGTCATAAACCTTATCGAACACCGATGCGTCTATGCTCTGGCCTTCCTGCTCAGAATGGGGGTCATCAATGATGAGCAGATCCGCGCCTTTCCCGGTTACCGCACCCCCAACCCCGATAGCGAAGTATTCGCCACCTTGGCTGGTACTCCATCGCCCAGCGGCTTTGGAGTCGGCCCTCAACGTCACTTCAGGGAAAATTGTTTTGTAGTCGTCGCTATCGACGAGGTTTCGCACCTTCCTGCCGAACCCCACCGAAAGTTCAGCGGTGTGTGCCGTCTGAATAATCTTTTTATCGGGGTACTGACCCAAGAACCATGCCGGCAGAAGATACGATGCAAATTCAGACTTGGTGTGCCGAGGCGGCATATTAATAATCAGCCGCTTCAACTCACCCTTGGCAACGCGCTCAAACGCCTTCGCCATGATTTTATGGTGCCGCCCCTCAATAAATGCAGGCCAGACATCTTTAACAAAGCCTAAGTAGGTGGATCTCGACGTCTCACGCCGCCCAGCACGCTCCAATTCCACCAAGAGATCATGAAACCCAGCCTGATCTTCAGGCGGCAGACGGGCAATGCTCTGCAAGGTAGACGTATCAATGCGTTCTTCAATGGGCATAAATCGGGGTGAAAACCTCTTAGGACGTTCCTCAGTAGGAATGTCCTAGGTTTAGAACATTACCTAATCAATATTCAGGACATTACCCGAAGTAAGTCCTCCCCTGAATATTCATCCTAGGATCGTCCTAAGGGAACTCTCCTGAGATTTTAGCGAATTTAGCCCCTTGACAGCTAAAGTCAAGTTTTTGCTGGAGAAATTAGCTCTGAAAATTTGCAAAAAATTTTTTAGGACGAAAAGCCTAGGCTTTTTCCAGTAAATACTAGGGTCAGGGCACACCATGCAAAGTGTGCATATGTGGAAAAATAGGTAATCGTATGCGCAGAACTCTATTCCTAGGGATCACACCCGCGTATATCACACAGGGGGGGTCCGGGGGTAGGCATGGGGCTCTGCGCCTACCTAGAATCTACCTTAACTTCCACCCGTAACTATTTTCAGTTCGTGCGCTGCCTTGTCACCAACGTCCACGTCCTTGTCACCAGCGTCCACGTCCTTGTCAGCCGCTTCGGCGGTCAGCAGCAGATCCCGCAGACGCTGCTCGATCTCAGCCGTAATCTCAGTTGTTGCCCGGTCGCCGCTGCCCGTCTGGATCACATCGCGAAACAGACCTACCGTTTTGCCCAGCAGCTCGGCCGCCCGGATCCGGTTGGAGTCCGTGTCTGCCTCATCGATCCATTCCCGCAGCCTGGACAGAACCCTGTCTCTATCCGAGAGCGCGGAAGCTACCTCAGCCTGGGCATTCTGTGCTCGCACCTGCTCCACCATACGGGCGACATGGGGGTTCGCCGCCAACCGGCTCGCTTCCCCCCTCACCGTGGCCGCGCTCATGTTTCCGGCGCTGTACACCGCCCGGTACGCATCGCTAATCGAATGTCCACCGGCCGCCAGCGTTGAGGCGAACAATCGCTGTTTATCGGTCAATCCTGATCGTGGTCTGCCCATAATTTTTGTCTACCTATATACCTGTTATCTGGTCAGATTTTAGAGCGCCGGAGGCGTGGTGTATGCGGGTTGTATTGTGTAGCCTGTTCTGCGATACTAATCGGACCACAGATAACTGTGGCCTAGGACCACTGTACAAACATACAGTGGGTAGACATTAAGGAAACACAAGGAATTATCATGTTCGATTTACTCTTCTCAACAACCGGCATACACACCGTACCGGCACCGCTCGATGCTCTGACCGAAGAGCTTGCCACTCTGCAAGCCAGCCTCAATGCTGGCGGTGACGAGCAGGACGCGGCAAGACTCTGCTTCGACCACAACCTAGTCGAGGTCGCAACCCGCGCTCTTCGGCACGTCAACGACGGTATCAGTGACGAGCTTTTTCGCACCTCTTGGTACTGGCGTGGAGAGAATGGCGAAATCAGCGCGGAGGAAGCCCTTCAAGGCGAAGTCATCTATAACCGGGCCATAACCCGCCACGTCACCGACCCGCTCCAATAATCCTACTGATGAGATCCACGGGGGTGGATCGAAACGCCGAGAGGTCGGCGTCTGGGAACCCAATTAACCAAGGACCATTGGATCATCATGAAAAAAGACGTAAAACAAATAGTTACGGACCAAATCATCGAGCTGATTGAAGAGCACGGTGCGAACTGGACCCAGCCTTTCGCGAGCCTATGCGGCACACCACGTAATGCCCTCACCGGCAATAAGTACCGTGGACTCAACGCCTTCTGGCTTGGGCTTAAAGGGTTCTCCTTTGTGGGAACCTACAAACAGTGGCAGGAGCTGGGCGCTCAGGTTCGCAAGGGCGAAAAGGGCACTTCCATCACCGTTCCTTTGCCGATCAAGAACAAGGAAACGGGTGAGCAAAAGGGTCTCTTCTTCAGGGCCGCGACCGTGTTCGATTCATCGCAGGTCGATGGCTGGGCGGCGCCGGTAGTGGAGACCGTGGACACAACGACGAAGCTCGCGCTAGTCGATGAGTACATTGCCAACACTGGGGCTGACATCCGTCATCACCCCGTGGGCGGTGCGTTCTACCGCATTAGCGAGGACTTCATTAACCTGCCGTTCCGCCACCAGTTCAGTGCCACTGAGACCAGCAGCGCAACCGAGACCTACTACAGCACAAAGCTCCATGAGCTGACGCACTGGACAGGTCATAAGTCGCGCTGTGATCGCCTTGATCTCAAGAACCGCAAGGGCTACGCCTTCGAAGAGCTGGTTGCTGAGATTGGCGCAAGCATCCTGTGCGTTGAACTCGGGGTATCCCCCGTAGTGCGTGAGGATCACGCGCAGTACATCGCGAGCTGGCTGCAATCGCTGGGCAATGACAAGTCCTACGTCTTCGACGCCGCGAGTGCGGCTCAAAAGGCGGTGGACTTCCTCGATGGAACCCAAGCGCAAGAAGAGAGGAGGGTAGCATAGGGATTAGATCCCCGTGCCTGTTCACCAGAGCAGGCATCTGGATGCAATCCCGCATCAACAAACAGGAAACACGAGCATGCAAACGATTATTTTTAACAGAAAACCTCTACGCGTCAGCGCAACCGATCACAGATTCCTTCTGATTCTCCGCAGTCAGGATTTCGCGGCGCGGCGCAGCGATTTCGAAGAAGGCCGGGGGAATTACCGTAGCTCGATCCTTCCGCCAACCGACTCGCTGGCACAACTTGGCGCGACCGAAAAGTACGCCAGCGCCCCGCTGTCCACGCGCGAGGCGCGATTTTTTGAGGCACATCCGCGCTGCAAGACGGGGATCTTCGGCAATCCGCGCAGAGTCAACGCGATTCTCAACAAGCTCCAGGGCCGAGCCGGTTCGCGCCTTTGACTGGTAGGGATTAGATCCCCGTGCCCGTTCGAGAGAGCGGGTATCTGGATGCAATCCCGCGTCGACAAACAGGATTTGATAAACATAAATTGAACTGGAGAAAGAAATGAGCAACCCATTCAGAAACGAATTGATGCGGAACATGTACGATTCCTGTACAGATTCTGCTCGTCGCGAAATTTGGATATTGGCAGACGGTTCTCAAAAACGCGGGTCAAGTCACTCTGCCGCCTTTTGGGACGGGTACAACAATCGCCCAACTGTTTTCCACAACCCTGCCGATCCAGCATTCAGAACCACTCTGGGTTATGCCGCATATCGTGCTGGACAGGATCGGAAAAGCTTGGAAATGACCAATGACACACCACCAAGAGGCTAGCGCCCTCCATGTGCTGACGGTGATCGCGGGAGTCGTATTGCTGCTGGGTCTTCTCGGACTCACTGGCAATATGGACTATCGCGATGCAGTGCTGGCCGAGGAGCGTTACACGACGATGGTTTGCGACGGTCATTGGCCTGACTACCAACATCTATCGCCCCAATGTGAATAGATCTCAGCCTCATGCCCACGTGGATGGGCATTTGGGTGCGATTTTGCATCGACTAACAGGAAACACTATGAGAACCGAAGAGAAACAAGCGCGACATCACGCCATGGCAACGCATGGGCGCATTGCTGGCGATGAAGGCAGAAGAGGAAAGCGAGGAGGCAAGCCGCGTCAAGCAGGGGGCCGTCGGGGGTATGATTGCAAGTTGCAACAGGCATTGGATAATCAGCAGAACCAGACGATAACGGTCACGGTCAAAAACCAGTACGGCAACGACGTGATCCACCCCGCATGCGCGACATCACGTTTGTTTGCGCGGATCGCCGGAACCGTCACGCTGACAACGGAGACGCGATCGCTGATCAAAGAGTTGGGCTACCGGATCGAAATAGCCGCCCCCACTTACAAAATTTAACGAGGAATAGACCTAAGATCCCAGCCTCATGCCCACGTGGATGGGCATTTGGGTGCGATTTTGCATCGACTAACTGACCAAGGAAATCAACATGGACCTACCAAAAGTTAATCTCGTTCAGGCGGCAGAGTTCCTGAACGCCTGGATTTCAGGCGGAAACAAAAAGCCGGTATTTCTCTGGGGGCCGCCGGGCGTTGGGAAAAGCTCCACCTTCCACGCCCTGGCCGATTCGATCGAATATGCATTCCTAGACACGCGCCTGTCTCAGCTCGACCCGGTCGACGTAAGGGGCGTGCCTTCGGTGATCAAAGGCGTCACGACCTGGAACGTGCCGTCCTGGCTCCCCCGCGTCGAGACGCACGGCGAGCGCGGAATTTGGGTTCTCGATGAGTTCTTCTTAGGCTCGCCGGCTGTACGCAACGGGTTTTACCAAGTGCTGCAGGATCGTGCGGCTGGCGACTGGAAACTCCCGCCGAACTGGATCATTCTCGCTGCTTCTAACCGCCCAGAAGACAAGGCCGGGATCGCGGGGGGCCAGTTTGACTCGGCTCTGACTAACCGCTTTGCTGCACACTTTGAGATCGTCCCCGACGTGGACGCCTGGGCGGAATGGGCGCTGGGTAGTGATGTCTCGCCTGAGTTAGTCGCGTTCATTCGCTTCCGGCCGGAATTGCTGCACGAATTCCCCGAAGGCGGAATACCGAAGGGCCGAATCGCCTACTCCACTCCGCGATCGCTGGTTTCGGCTGGCGACATCATCAAGCTTGGTTGCGCGCCTCGGCTCGAACAGGCCGCGCTTGAAGGCTGCATTGGTGCTGGCGTGGCGGCTGAACTCGCCGGTTTTCTGCAGATCATCAGAACCTTGCCCGACGTTGGGTCAATCTTGCGGCATCCCGACACGGCCGATATCCCGACAGAAACGTCGACGCTTTATGCGCTGGCGAGCCTGTTAGGAAAACGCGCCGATGCAGCGACCTTTGCTGCCGTCATCCGCTACCTTGAACGGGCATCGGAAGAGTTCGCGATTCTCGCAGTCAGTATCGCGACGAGCCGGGACGAGTCTCTCAAATTCACCGAGGCGTACATCCAATTCAAAATCAACCATAAAGACATCAATATTTGAGGAATATTGGGAGGGATCTATCCCCGTGCCTGTTTTTGCGAACAGGCATCTGGATGCACCCCGCATCACAATCGATAAGGAAAATCATGAACATCCAAGAACAGTCGCTACTGGCCCGTGTCTCGATCAAGAAGTGGTCGAACGCGAAAACCGATCGCCGCCTCACC